TTGGAATAGACAAAGTGACTTGAGCTATCTGTTGCCCAGAAGCCGATCAACCTGTAGGAATCATATCCTTTTGGCATGATAGGGCCGGGATAATTGCTGGTTAAGCTGAGTACAGCAGCAGTTGGATTATACAATCTGGAATCACCGATCAAATACACTGCGTATTGTGTGCTTGCTGCAATAGTTCCGGTATCGAGACCATTTGCACCATTAACCAGTGAACTAACCTGTAATCCGGGTTGATAACCATTAAATTGTGCAGCGGGTAAATCGATGCCAGCATAATTTTGTAATCCAACAACCATATCCAGAATATTGTTGCTGTCACGGGCAGCACCGGGGGCTACGATAATCGAGGTTGCACCGGTTGGGGCTGCAGAATATATATTCAGACCCTGAATATACAAACGTGGAAGTGAATATACTGCATCATTCTGAATCTGTGAAACCTGTCCGCCTGAAATCATTTTCGTCACTCCTAATCCATTAAGTAAGGCGCATGTTCTGCATGGAACCTGCGCCGTGTCTTTTACTTAGCCCTGAGACAATGGAACGAGAATACGTTCGGAGTATTCAGGAACAACTACTGATCCCCATGTATTGTCGTAGATCATGCCGGTCTGGTTCTGTCCGAACAGCGAACCATAGGTAAGACGCATGGATACGCCCGTTTCTGGGTCATATTCATTTGCCGTATCGAATGGGGACTGTTCAGGCAACTGTGGCATTGCAATGTAGAAGGCATCGCCGCCAACAATCAGGCCTGCACGGTGGGAAGGGAAAGTGAGCAACTGCATGCCTGCAACAATCGGGTTGTTGAGGTTCTGGTTGGCACCGCCTGCCCAGTTCAGTGGGTTGTTCAGGGTAATGGTCACATTGCCTGAACCATTTGCAGCAGCATTGGCTGTTGCGGCAAACTGCACAGGATTGGCTGATACAGTATGTCCAATGAAGGTCAGGTAGCGCATGTTTGGCTGTCCTGATACGCCATCCTTGAACTGGAACATGTCGCCCTGGAACACTGCATTTGCATCAGATGCCGTGGCACCGGATACAGTGATCTGGGTAACGTTCTGTCCGGTTGGATCATTGGTGCTGATAACCGTCAGGGTCTGTGCATTCACGCCGGTGTTTCCACTGACATGGATTGGCAACAGGTTTGACTGGTAGTAGTGAACCAGAGGGGAACCGAAATCACCCACTTCACATGACATGGCTATGTCATCATTACGTCTTGGCACAAACTGGTTGAGACCGTTGCCGACGATGGATGGGATAACCGTGTCTGGCAGGTAGACCTTGATGCCTTCTGCAACAGAGCCGAAGTTCTTGAAGTACATGATGGCCTGTGCCAGTTGCTGATAGGAGCTGATTGGTGTGGCACCATCACCATAGAAACGGAATGGACCACTGAAGGTATTGACTGTTGATGTCAGCTGGGAGTTCACACCGGAGACTGCGTTCAGTGCGAGGTTTGCCTCGATCTGGTTTGCAAGTTCTGCCATGGCGGACTTGCCAAACACACGCATGTAATCCTCTTCACCTTTCTCAAGGTTGAAGATGCGTTGCTGCGCAGTCACTGCAAAGCTGGTGTTGGCTGCCTGATCACAGACAAGCTGCAATACGCGCTGGTTTGCAGGCTCGAATGCGGCAACAAGGCCAGCGGTGGTGGTGAATCTTGGTGGCAGGTCAAAGGTGACCGTTGAACCAAGGTTTGCCTGAATCTTGTCGAAATCCTTGAATTTCGTGTTGGCTGTGCTTACAAAGCAGCACAGGTTGAGCAGCAAACCAAGCGATGAACGCTGATAGGTTTGCACTGTTTGCAAAATATTGTTCGGGAAAACTGCCATGTGTAGGCGCTCCTGCAATTAGTTCCATTAATTGCGGATACGTGCTATGTCATGCTTTCCTTGGCCTGCCGCGCGCTAGACGCGGTAACGGTTCCTGTAATCCCTGACCGACATGACACCACTATCCGTTCCAGTATTGGAAGGGCGCATCTGTGAAAGCGGTTCGTTGGGATGTTTCGTCCGGGTGGCAGCCTCATTGTCCTTGAGGGACTGTGAAAGCCGTCTTGCCTCGGCGATGGCGATGTGCTGGAACCTTGGATCTTCTGCCAGCCTCTGAAGCTCGGCCATCTTGGCCTCGTTTCCTGCGAGGTGATATAGCATGTCACCCGAGTTGTCGACGACATCTGCGAGCATGCGTACTATACCTGGGTACTGGCTGAGGTTAAGGTTTCCTATCACCTTGTCAAAGTCCTGGTATTTTTCGCGTCCTGCGTGCACCTTGTTCCAGAAGTTCTGCACGGTCTTCTGAGCCATCTCTTCCTGAGATTTCTGTGCGTAATCCTGCCGCATCTGCTCAATGTGACCCTGTGCCGCCTCTGCAGCAATGCGCCGTATCCTGTCCTCGGGTGATTCAGCACCGGGTGCCTGGTATGGCTGCTGGGGCATCTGCTGTGGCATCTGCTGTCCATCACCATAAGGCCTCTCCTGCTGTTGCTGGCGCTTGTACGCCTCAACTGCTGCTGCCTTCTCACGCCTGACAATGTCAGACACGTCACTCTGCCTGAAAGTCCTTTCCTCACTGACAGCGGCTGGTGCCGGAGCACTGGCTGGTGCCTGTGGTGGAGGTGCATCTGTACCTGAACCCTGACCCAATCCCTGAGTCTCTTCCATGTTGCGTCCTTACGCCTTAACCCCGGCACGGTGTGTAGTCCCCCGCCTTACGAACGGGTCTCGCCACATTCTCCATCCAGCAGGTGGGGCTGGGGCATTTGACGGATGCCTCCGATTTGTTCCCCCGCTATCCGTCACGGGTCTACGTATTACATGAATCAGTCTGCGCCCGCCCCTTTCTGTACGTCAATACAGTTTGTGTCCAGTTGTCCGGGCTGCTGGCATGAATATGGCTACTGATATATAATCATGGAATGAATGAAGGGAAACGGAACTGCAAAAAGCACGGATTTACTGCCTTCAGGCTGAAAAAAGCCAGGAACAGATCATGGTATTCGTGTGAAAAATGCCTGAAACTCCAGTGGGCAAAGGCATCTGCCAAACGAAGGAAAAATCCTGAAATAGCCAGATATCATCGTGACTACAACAAGTCACTCCAGAGTATACGAAAGTCATTGTCAGTTTACCTGACAATGATACTATTGGCGGCCAATATAAAGCCCGAGTAGCACAGTGGCAGTGCAACCGCCTTGTAAGCGGTAGGTCACAGGTTCAAATCCTGTCTTGGGCATCAATTGCCCGCATAGTATAATGGCAATACAATTGATTCGTAATCAATAACTACAGGTTCGATTCCTGTTGTGGGCAAATATCAGCAACCGCTGTGTTACCCATATCCTGTTGTGCTGCTGGTTCAGGCTGTACAGCAGCTTCCTGCGTACCTGTACTTTCTGCTGTCTTCAGTCTCTCAAGCCAGTAGAGGCATTCCTGCTTTCCACCTTCAAGCGTGTTCCAGTTTGCGATAGCATGCTGCATGGCAGCCTCAATCATTTTAAGGCGTCCCTCAAGTTCAGTGATATTCATCCATTATCTCCATGTTGATTAAAAATTAAGCTGTTACCTGCACCAGTGTGACAGCAACCGTTACACTTCCTGCAGTATAATCTGTCGTACCACCAGTATACTGGAAGTATATGTCAGCACCTGCGGTACTGGTCTGTGTGGAACCATTTGCAACCGGATTACCTGTACCACCCCATAGTGTAAAGATGGGTGTGCCAAGCAGTGCGGCCGTGATGCCTGCATTGTTCCATATGACGGTACCATCTGTTACGGATAGCAATCTGTTTCCGCTACCACCTGAAAGACCGGTGGAATTCAGCACCTTGATGTCTGTGACAACAAACTGGCTGCTTGCAGATGGATGGGCAACAATATTAACCTTGCCTGCAGTTGCAAGTGCGGCAAAACCAAGATTCATTACAACTGTAAATGAAACATGATTATTTGCTGCCGTACTCTGGGACTGCACAACACTGGCCGCTGCAAAACCTGCATCCACCATGGCACCTGCTGTACCGCTTGCCGCGACCAGATTGCCACTTACAAGTGCTGCACCGGCTGCCAGTACATTTGCCGTGGCACTTGTTGTATCAGGAAGTGAATAGACTGTTGCCTGTGCAGTATTGCTGTTGCTCAGTGTTGATGAAAAGTTTCCGGTATTGTTGATGGCCTTGAATATGAATGAGCCATTGGCTGCCGTACCAGGGAATGAAGTGAAGAAACCTGCTGTTCCTGACTGGCCGGCCTGAATGCCACCATTATTGATGATGGTCTGTGGTGATCCAGTCGAAGGGCTGTATATCTGTCCTGTTGCCCCATTGAATGCAGCAATATGGTTTGCAGTGACTGGCAATAGCACATCACCGGGGTTTGCCCATGAGACAAGGGTGATGAGACCATTGCTTATGGAAGGGGTGAAGATGCCAAATGTTCCAGGATTTGTCACGCCAAACTGTGTACCTGTCGCCCCATACCACATGGATATCTCATCCGTGTTGTAGATGGTGTAACCCTGAAGGGATGCAGGATTGAGGTAGCCAGCAGTTGTTACCGTGGCAAGATTGTCTGTTGTAATGATCCGGACACGTCGCACGTTTGGCGAATTGATCTGGCCGGGATTCTCTGTATAGATTGCAATGATACCCATTTGAAAAATCCTTTTTCAGAATGTGGTTATGTAGTGGGATAACGGCTTATTCGCCCTTCATGCCATGGTGACTCCAGCCACCTGCCATGGAACCATGCTGTCCAACCTGCATGTCGCCTGGACGCTGTTTGACACGACTGATGCCTTCCTGATGTGAATCCTTTACTTCGTGTGGGGGAACCTCATTGCCGCGTTCCATCTTTGCCTTGTGGGCAGCATGGTGCTTGTCGCGCAGCTTGTGGTGTTCCATTTCATTCCTGTGATGATGGTGATCAGCCTTGTGGGCAT